GTCTCAAGTTATGAACTGGACAGAGAAGAGCAGGACAGAACATACAGGCGCTGATGGCAAGCCTATCCAGATGGACGTTGATACTCACTGGACTATTGAGGTGATGGAGTGAGCAAAGGATCAAGGCCAAGACCGTACAGCGTGAGCCAGAAAGAATTTCAAGCAAACTTTGAGAGGATATTTGGAAATGCCACTACAGAAAGGCAAGAGCAAAAAGACCATCTCCAAGAACATCAAGACAGAGATGGCGGCAGGCAAACCACAGAATCAGGCAATCGCCATAGCAATGGCTAAGGCCAAGCAGAAAAAGAATACTGTGAAGTACGAATAATGCCCAAGATGCAGATACCCAAGAAGATGCTTCCGTTCTTGCAGCCTAAGCGCTACAAGATTTGCATCGGAGGCCGTGGCTCAGGCAAGAGCATGACTATGGGTGATCTGTGTCTACTGGCAGCTCAGACGCAAGGCATCAAGACTCTCTGCGCTCGTGAGTTCCAAGCCAGCATTGACGACTCCATTCATACGCTGCTGTGTGCTGAGATAGAACGGCTAGAGTTAAAAGGCTTTGAGATACAGCGTAACGAGATCCGCTACGGCGGCGAGACTGCGTTCAAGTATATCGGGTTAGCTCGCTCACCAGAAAGTGTAAAATCGTATCACGGCTTCAGCAGGGTATTTGTGGACGAGGCTCAGACAATATCCGAGGCCAGCCTCAAGGCTCTTACTCCTACGCTCAGAACCGCAGGCTCAGAGATCTGGATGGCAGCTAACCCAAGGTCTGCCGCTGATCCATTCTTCCTACGATTCGTCAAGCCGTTTGAGAAAGAACTACGGCGTGACGGTGTGTACGAGGACGAGCATCACACGATTGTTTGGATGAACTACAATGACAATCCTGCGTTCCCAGAAGTCTTAGAGCAAGAGCGAGCCTATGACCAAGCGCATATGTCTCCTTCTCTGTACTCTCACGTTTGGGAAGGCGAGACGTATGATGAGAACGAAGACTCAATCATTCCAGTGCCGTGGTTCTTGTCGGCAGTAGATGCACACATAAAGCTAGGTTGGAAGGCTGAAGGCGCTATCATTGCGTCTCACGACCCATCGGACGAAGGCGGTGACAGCAAAGGCTTTGTACTCAGGCACGGCAACGTGATCCTAGATGTCTGCGAGATGGTGACAGGCGATGCTGGCGAAGGCATGGATTGGGCGCTAGACAAGGCGTTGAAAGCTAACGCTGACCACTTCCTATGGGATGCGGACGGCTTAGGTGTCTCTCTCAAGCGTCAGGTAGATCAGGCGCTGGCTGGCAAGAACGGTATCACTTACTCAATGTTCAAAGGCTCAGAGGCAGCAGAAGACCCAGAGATGCCGTACACCAGCGGCGGCACTGAGCGCAACAAGACTAACCGTGAGACCTTTAGAAACAAGCGAGCGCAGTTCTGGTGGCGGCTAAGAGATAGGTTCGAGGCTACCTACCGCGCAGTTGAGAAAGGCGAGTATGTGAACCCAGAGGATATGATCAGTCTGTCCTCTGAGATAGCGGTGCTGGATCAGCTCAGAGCTGAGGTCTGCCGCATACCGCTGAAACGCAACAATGCTGGTAAGATACAGATATTAAGCAAAGCGGAGATGGCTAAGCCTCCGTATCGGTTACCGAGTCCCAACATGGGTGATGCGCTGATGATGTCGCTGCACTCACCTAAAGCACTAAACAAACAGAAAGTTGTCCTCAACTTCAGCGGCTGGAAGCATCATGGATAAAAACGATTACGAATACGAGAAAGACTCCAAGAAAGAGTATGGCGAAGATGTCTATGACTCTACTAAGTATGATGATCACGAATATGTTTCAAACCTTCTAGCTGCATCTCAGGAAGCAGACCAAGACCTGCGCGACAATGCTCGTGAGGCTGCGCTGTTCGTTGATAAGCGTGACGGTCAATGGGAGCCGTACTGGTACAACAATGCTGCTGAGAGCAAGTCTCCACGCTACAGCTTTGACATGGTGAACCCGATCATTGATCAGGTTTGTTCCGAGATTGACCAAGCATCGTTTGATGTCTCTGTCTCGCCTGCTGGCGGCAACAGCACCAAGGACATAGCAAACACCTACTCAGGCATTGTTAGAAACATTGAGTCTATGTCTGATGCCAGTGAGGTCTACAACCACGCTGCTCGCAACATGGTGACCACTGGCTTTGGCGCTTGGCGTGTTGTGCATAAGTATGTGAGTCAGGACAGCTTTGACCAAGACCTGTTCATTGAGCCGATTGGCAACTCCATAGACCGTGTATGGTTTGATCCTGCGGCAGAGAAGCAAGACAAGTCGGACAGCCGTTATTGCTTTGTCCTTCACGCGATTGGCAAGGATGAGTATGAGAGGCGCTGGCCTGAAGCATCTGGTGAATCAGTTGATGAAGGCCGTGATGGCGAGGCTTACTATGACAAGGCTGAGGTCGTAGTCATTGGTGAGCTGCTGTACTGCGAAGAAGAAGAGCGCGAGCTAGTCATGATGTCCAATGGGCAGGTTCATGAGGCTGATGATGACTTTAAGAAGATAGCTGATGAGCTTGAATCCATTGGCGTGACAGAAGTCCGCAGGCGCAAGCGTGTCAAGAAGTCGGTCTGTTCACGGTTATTTGACGCTAGTGATTGGCTTGAAGAGAAGAAAGAAACAGTCTTCAACATGATTCCGGTTGTGCCTATCTACGCTAACTACAAGATCTTTGAGAACAAGACGATCTTCTGGGGACTCGTAGAGAAGCTGATGGACTCACAGCGAGTGCTGAACTACTCAGTCAGCCGTGAGGTAGCCGAGACTAGCCTTGCGCCACGAACCAAGTATTGGATGACAATGAGTCAGGCCGCTGGTCATGAGTCTTCACTACAGACCCTGAACACTAACCACGATCCGGTTCAGTTCTTCAACGTAGATCCTGAGTTCCCGCAAGTACCTCAGCAGCAGGGCGGCGCACAGATCAACCCAGCGCTACGCACAATGTCTGAAGCTATGCGAGGCATGATTACTTACGCCTCTGGGATGTTCTCCAGCAACATGGGTGACAATCCACAGAACCAATCTGGCGTGGCAATCAATGCGCTACAGAACAAAGGCGACAACTCTACGATCAAATACTTCAAAGCCTTGGAGTATGGCATCCGTGCTACTGGTCGCATCTTGGTAGCCGCTATCCCAGAGATCTACGACTCAGCGCGTACTGTAAGGCTGTTGAAGGAAGACAACACCTATGACGTTGCTGACATTAACCAGAAGGTCATAGACCAACAGACAGGCGATGTGGTGGTTGTGAACGATCTGTCAGTCGGTAACTATGACGTACAGGTCAAGGCTGGTGCGAGCTTCAAGAATCGCCAACAGGAGACTATTGAGACAATCATTGAGATTGCCAAGGTTGATCCAAGCATCCTCCAGATCGCTGGTGATGTCTTGTTGGACAACGTAGCCACTGCCTCAGCTCAGCAAATCTCTGACCGCAAACGCGCACAGATGATTGCGGCTGGCCTGATACCTCAAGACCAGATGACCGAAGAAGAGTTGATGGAGGCGCAGCAGCAGCAAGGCGAGCCACAGCAAGATCCCAACATGGTCTTGGCGCAGGCTGAGCAGATGAAGGCTCAGGCCGAGATGCTACGAGCGCAGATAGAGCAGGCCAAGCTACAGAACGAGCAGATGAAGCTACAGCTAGAAGCTCAGAAGCTCCAGACGCAGATGCAGGGCGATCAAGCTGATAACCAGATTGACTTCTTCAATGCTGAAACTAAGCGCATGGACACTCAGATCAAGGCTCAGCAGGCAGGTGCTACGATTGACAGGACAAGCGCTCAGGCAGTAGGCGAGCAGCTCAACAACCAAGAGAAGATGGCTGACATCAGCGACAGACAGCGAGCAGAGGCTCAACGTATGCGCGAGGAAGCTCAACGCCGAGCCATGAGGTATATGTCTGACTCTGAGATAGCGAGAATGCAGAATGGCTGAACCAAGGTATAGGTACGGAGGAGACAGCGCCATAGGTGCGCTGCTCCTGCCTGAGCGCCGAGAGATCCTGCAAGAAGAGCAGAACCAGTTTATTGGTTATGATGATCGTGGTCAGGCCATAGTCCAGACGATCCCTGCCCAGTATGGAGAGTCTGAAGTAGACTTCTCATACAGTCCTATAGTCAGAGGCGCTAAAGCTACTGGTTCATTTCTTAATGACATCTTTTTTGGTGATGCTAACGAGCAGTTAGAAGCTGCTGGTAGAGCTGTCAGCGCAGTCCGTGGAGTGGTAGGAGGTCTAGTAGATTACGCCTCTGATCAATATCAGGCAGGCATGGCTGGCGGTACTACCTATGATCCTGAGACTCGGCAGATAACTGAGTTTGATCCTGCTTTAGTTATGGGAGGAGGCTCTAGCGGTGGAGGCTCAGCGTTAGCCTCAGGCTTTAGAAGGTCAGGCGGCAACAGGATAGAACAAAGCGCTAGGATGCAGAGAGCGCAAGACCTTGGTTTTGATACTAGCCGTCCTTTGTATCACTCAACCAATTCTTCGTTTGACTCTTTTGAAGTACCGGAAGACGGTTTTTTAAAGTATGGGAAAGGCGTTTATACCACGCCAAATGCACAATATTCCGACAGATATATTAGACAAAACAGAGACTTAGAGTCAGCGTACAAAGAAGGCGCAAATGTTATGCCTTTGTATGCGCGAGGCAGGATTGGAACAGAGGAAGATTGGGAGGCAGCAAGGCAAGAAATGTTAGCTGAAGGCGTAAATCCATCAGGCTACAATCCTATGCAAGAAGAAATAAAAAGGCGGCTACAGGAAAAAGGTTTTGATGGCCTTAATATGTTCGGCAATGAAGTTATTATTTACGATCCCAAAAACCTTCGCTCTATTAACGCAGAGTTTGATCCTGCAATGTCTGACAGCGATATGCTTTTATACTCAGGCGGCGGCAGGCAAGGCACAGCAATAGCTGGCGGCTCGGCGCTGCGCGAGTCTTTTCGTATCGGAGATGAAGGCTTTGATCCAAGGTTTGACAATAGAGCGAGAGAACAACAGCGTATATTAGATACAGAGCTAACGTATGAAGGTTCGCCTATAGTGCGTCCGGAAGTAAGCATTTTTGACTATGAAGGCAAGCCATTCAGAATAACTATGGCAGATAGGACAAAAGCTGGATCGCGCCTTACTGGAGTAGAAGGTGTTGATTATGATTTACCCGTAGAGCTGCAAGGAGGCCAAGACTTCATGTTTGCCAATCCAACAGGCAGAGAAGGCCAAGTATGGGCGCAGGATAGAGGTGCAACATCGGCTTTCTTGAATTCATTTATGGGATTAGATGGCAAGCCAATAGCTGATGAAGTATTGATGCTACCTTACCGAATGGCTCCGAGTGGTGGAGACTTCTCTACTATGACAGGAGAGGTAATGGTTACTCACGCTAGGAATGCTGTATCAAAGAAAGCAAAGCGGAAGGCTGACAAGACTATTAAAGAATTCTATCCAGCTTGGAAAGGAATAGATAATCCTGAAAGCATAGACCAAATTAGAGAAATGACAGGCGATCCAAGAAAATCTTTATTACAAGTAATGGATAGGGATTTAAGAGATGAAGGCGGCTTGGGTATAGGTCAAGCTAGGCTCGCTGTAAGTGATCGCGCTCAATATAATGCTCCAGACTTTAATCTGCAAAATGTTGGTGTTGCTAATCCGTATGGCGATACAAGGTTTGAAGTTTCAGGGCATCGGACTTATGGTCAGGGATTGGCAGGAAGGCCAGAAGGCATTTTAAGAGAGCAAGATATAAATGTTTTTGAGTTAATGCCTGATCTTGTAAGTGCCAGAGGGTTTGATAGCGTTGATTCTTTGCTTAGAGCTGATCCAGCTACCTTGGCAAAAGAGCAATACACTTTACGCCGAGGCACTAGAGGCGGCGTAATAACTGAAGAGATGCTGAGAGATATAGAGGCTCGTAGAGCAAATTAAGAAAAGTATTGCTTTTTATCAAATTGTGGTATATTTGACCACTAGCGCACTCCACGCTTTCTTGGAGGCACGGAACGTCACCGTTTATTTGACGGCATTACAGTAGGTATAAGATGCAACCAGACGATATGGTCGATGAGACTCAAGATATTGAGTTTGAAGACATAGAGGATGTAGATCAGGAAACTGATTCCGATTCATCAGCGGATACTGACGAAGGTCAGGAGAAATCTACTAGACCTGTTTTTAACGAAGAACAGCAGAAGGCTTTTGACAAGGCTATGGCTGAGAAGACTTGGAAGGCGCGAGAAGCAGAGCGTCAGGCCGAGGACTATCGCAAGCGCCTAGAAGAGCTAGAGGCTAAGATTCCTAAAGAACAGCCGCCTGAAGTGCCGAAAGTGCCTGACTTCTATAGTCTTTCAGATAGAGAGATACAGGAGCAGCTCCGACAGCGTGATGAGGCGATTGCCAAACGAGCTGAGTTTGATGCGCGTCAGCAGGCTATGCAAAGCCAGCAGATTGATTTGCAGAGACAACAGCAAGCATCGGCAGTGCAAGCGCAGAACGAGAAGATTGCGAGTTACGCAGAGAAAGCTAAGAAGCTCGGCGTTCAAAGCGAGGATCTCCAGAGCGCAGCCAACAAGATAGGTCAGTTTGGAATTAACCCGATGCTGGCTAATCATCTGATTGATTTGGATGATGGAAGTCTTGGGACGTTGTACCTTGGCGAGAATCTATTGGAGCTGGACAAATTAGCCAATATGCCTGCAAATCAGGCGCTGTTGTACTTAGATCAGATCGTTATGCCTAAAGCTCGAAAACTTAAACCTAGTGTTAATGCCGCTCCTGATCCACTAGACACGCCGAAAGGCGCTGGGAGAAGTCCCAAGGCTGGTGGCCCGAAAGGAGCTACTTTTGAATGAATAAGGTGATCCAATCATGGCTAACAATCTTAATAGTAACGTCACACGGAAAGTCGCTCGTGTATTCCTAGATGCCTTTGAGGCTTCTCGTGTAGTAACAAAGACTGTCAACACTCAGCTGTTGTCAGGCAAGTTCAATCCTTCAAGTGGTTCAAATGTAGACTTCAAACGTCCGCATGACTACAACACAATCCGCACTTCTGGCGGTGACATCAGCGCCTCTGATAAGTCAGACATCATTGCTGGTAAAGCAACTGGTACGGTTCAGAACTACTTCACAGCAGCTACCGAATGGGGCAATGTTGAAGAAGCGCTTGAGCTAGACCAACTTGATCAAATCCTTGAGCCTATGGCTCGCCGCATCGTAACTGACCTTGAGTTAGACCTTGGCGCGTTCATGCGTAAGAACGCAGCGTTGACCTATGGTGATCGTGGAACTGTTGTTGATGCTTGGTCAGATGTAGCTGGCGCTGGAGCCACGATGGACTCTGTTGGTGTCCCAATGGCTGACGAGAAGTATTATCTCATGAACCCATTCACCACTACTGCGCTGTCTTCGGCTCAGAACGGCTTGAATGCGTCTGACGGCCTTGTCCGTACAGCATGGGAAAAAGCGCAAATCAGCCAGAACTTTGGTGGCATGATGGCTCTGACTTCTAACGCTCTTAGCAGCTACACTTCAGGTTCAACTACTGATCGTGCAGGTACTCTGAATGGTGCGCCTAATGCGACTTACCTCGCAGCTAAGGACACTATGCAGCAGACTCTTGTTCTGGCTGGTTTGGGAACTGGTACTATCAAAGCTGGTGATCAGGTAACTATTGCAGGCGTTAATCGTCTGAACGTAGCTACTCGTGAAGCGATCCTTGACAGCGCTGGCGCACAAGTTCCGTGGACAGGCACTGTACTCGAAGATGTAACTATCTCTGGCAACGCTGCAACGATTACTGTTTCAGGCGCGGCTATCTTTGAGGCTAACGGTCAGTACAACAACGTAGACGCAGCTCCTGCTTCTGGCGCGGTTGTGACTATCCTTGGTGCTGCTTCAACTCTGTATCAGCCTAATATGTTCTTCACCAAGCAAGCGTTTGGTCTTGGAACTGTGAAGCTACCTAAGCTCTACTCTACAGACACTATTGCTACTACTAGCGATGGTATGTCTATCCGAGTATCTAAGTACGCAGACGGTGACGCTAACACGCAGAAGATTCGTTTCGACCTTCTGCCAGCCTATGCTTGCTTTAATCCGCTCTTTGCGGGTCAAGGCTACGGTAAGTAACCTTGTAGGATTCTGGGAGTTTCGGCTCCCAGTTTTTTATTATGGCTACTCCAAGCAAAGGTAAAGCGAAAGTAAAGGTCACTGCCACTGGCAAGAAGGTCTCCTATGGGCAGGCTGGAAAGGCCAGTGACGGTGGTTCTCGTGTACGAGCAGGCACTAGCAAAGGTGATGCGTATTGCGCGAGGTCTTTAGGTATTAAGAAACAACTATCCAAAAGACAGCAGAATGATCCTAATACGCCTAACAACCTGAGCCGTAAGCGGTGGAAGTGTAAAGGCGCAAAGTCTATGAAGAGCGGTGCTACTTATGAATGAAGGTCTATACGCTAACATCCACAAGAAACGCAAGCGAATCAAGTCTCAGAAGGCCGCTGGCAAAACGCCTGAGCGGATGCGTAAAGCAGGATCTAAAGGCGCTCCAACAGCACAAGCCTTTAGGAACTCGGCTAAGACTGCTAAAGGAGCTACATACGAATAATGGCTACTGTCGCTCAAGTTGCAAAGTCCTCGCTACAGAGGATATTGGTACAAGCTAGTGAAGCTCCGTTAGAGCCTGACGAGTACCAAGACTTTATATTCTCTATGAATAATTACATGGCTGAGCTAGATGCCCAAGGCATTCAGCTTGGCTATACAGTTGTGACTGATCTTGGTGATGAAGTAACTATCCCAACAGGCGCACTGCGCGGACTTATCGCTAACATGGCGATTGAAGTCGCACCAGACTACAACGGAGTCATCTCTGGCGGCTTGCAGAAAGCAGCTCGTGATGGTTTCAACACAATGCGTATGCTTGGTCAAAGTATGGGCAAGACTAGATTTCCTTGTACGCTTCCTGTTGGTTCTGGTAACGAAGACAATGACTTCGGCATGAATGGTCATTTCTATCCAGATCAAGAAGCGGCAATCCTTGCAGAGACAACTGGCGCTATAGCCTTGGAGGTCAACACCAATGGTTAAAAGAGCGGATGGACGCAAGAAGTCGGACTTTGTAGCACAGGATACTGTCCTTGCTAACTCGTTCATGGA